TTATGTTGGCACAAATCATACGATGAACCCTCAAACGACTTGCCCCCGGGCTGGAATGCCAACTGGCGTCGGATATGAATTATGTCGCTCAATATGCCAGCAAACGGCACATGCAGAAGTAAACGCTCTTCAGCTTGCGGGCCGTAAAGCTCGCGGAGCAATACTTTATATAGAGGGGCACACATACGCTTGTGAGCCTTGCCTTAAAGTAGCTAAAGCCGCCGAGATTAGTTCTATTGTTTTTGGGAAGCCTCCTGGCACCAGCGCCGATGGCCCCCGCTATAAAGCTCTTGGAAACAGCATGGCTGTCCCGGTAATGCGCTGGTTGGGATGGCGGATCGACAGTGCCTTGCGTACACGTTTGGGTGGGTATCCGGTTTATGGGGAGATTCGGTGATCCATATCGTTCTGTGTTCAGCCGTAGTTCTCCTTATCGTAGGGTTAATGCTTTATGTCACGGAGAGGCGGTTGCGAAGCTGGCCGGTATTTGTCCGCGTGTTATGGTATACAATGCTCGTTGTGGCAGCCTTCAATACTATGCACGGAGCATTTTTCGAATGACTCTTCCCCCGCCCGTCATCTCGCTTGAGTCGCTGCTCTTCTGGAACCTGGCCGCCGCGGTCGGCATCACGCTGCTCGTCCGGTTCTTGGTGCTCTGGCTCGCCCGTACCCTATTCGGAGAGGGTCATGACCACTGAGCAGCTCTACTACGCGACTGGCATCGCCTCCAATGTTCTGACCATCCTGACCTGCGCCTACACCATCTGGACGCTCCGCAGCTGGGTGGGCAGCACGGTGAAGAAGGCGCTCGACGACGTGAAGAAAGCGATCTGACATGCCCCTCTACCACCTCCTCGGCCAGCCTCTCAACATCGACCCCAACACTGGCAAGCGCATCTGGGTCTGCCTGTGCGGGCAGAAGGTGAGCCTGCCGAATGTCCAGCCGGCGAACCAGGCGATCTCGATCTCCAACAACCGGGTGGAGGTCATGGAGTGCCCGGCGTGCTACAACGCCACGGATGAGAAGGAGGAAGAGGCCGCGCCGGTCAGCGAGACCGACGGGGAGCTCAAGCCGACCTTCGATCAGGACATCGGCGAGGCCACTGATGACCAGGAGGCACCTGACGAGACCACCGGCGACGGTGAGGTGCTCAAGGAAGAAAAGGTCGATTTCCCGGATACCTGAGATAGAGTCGCCCGCATCATGGCGACTCTCCTCTATGAGAAACACTACGTCGGTACCGATGAGAACGTACCCACGGGTGAAGAGACCCTCTATTTCTGGTGCCCTGGCTGTAGAGGCGGTCATATGTACCGCATCAAGCGCAAGGACGGGGATACTCAGCAGCCCTTGTGGACCTGGAATGGCAGCAAGGAGAAGCCGACCTTCACCCCGTCGCTGCTGTATTACGAGACCGATCCGGTAACGGAGAAGCGCAAGTCGATCTGCCATATCTACGTCACGGGCGGAATGATCCAGTTCCTCGCGGATTGTCAGCATCACCTCGCTGGGAAAACGGTGCCCATGGTCGATCTGGATCTCCCTCTCAGTGAGCGGGAACGATAGGCAGTACCGCTACGGCTTGACTTTCATTCCGCGCCATCCATACTGCGGCTCATGGGTTACACCCGCACCCCGGCGCACTACACCGCTAGCGCTGCCTATCACGGCGGCGATCCGGTGTGGATCCGCCCTGCCAATCTCGACCTGCGCCGTATCAACCCCCAAGGCGGGGCCGCGCTCGGCGACGACGGCATTGACCTGATCGCGATGATCCCCCAGCTGACCCAGACCCTGGCAACCGTGGGCACCACGGCAGTCCAGTTGCGGGAACAGCAGATCCAGAACCAACGCCAGGACGCGAACCAGGCCCAAGCCGTCGCCGCGACGAATGCGCAGACCGCCGCCCTGGAGCAAGCAACGGCGGCGAACCAAGCCGTCGCCGACCCAACCGCATCGCCTGCGGCGGTACCGACTCCAGGCGTGTCACTTCCCACCCCGCACGGCAAGAAGGGGGGCGGCATGACTGTCCCCCTGATCATCGGGGGTACCGTCATCGGGATTGCCGTGGTTCTGGCATTGCTCAAGCTCCGCCGGGGCTGATATGGCCCGGTCCTACCAGCCCAACCTCGGGGCGCTCGAGCAGGCCCGGTACCAACACATGCACCGGAGAGCACGCAACCAGCTGGCCGGGTTGGGAGACGCATCCGTTCCGTACGTCCCGTCGGTCGCGGTCCAGGCAGCGATGACCCCGAACCTGACGGGCAGTGGCCCGACCATGACCCAGACCGCAGCGGTCACCGCCACCATGAAGTCGGCAATCATCGCCGCGGCGGTTGAGGTGTCCCTGGCCCAGACCATCGTCTCCACTGTCGGGGATGCCGTTATCAGCGCGGCCACAGTCGCCGCTGCCACGGCAATCACCGGTACTGCGGTCGCCGCAGGAGCCGCCGCCACGTCTGCATGCTTGTCCGCCGGGTGCTGCTGGCCGATTGTCGGGTGGGCCTTCGACGCCTTGGTGATCATCGGGGAATTCATCTCCAGCCAATCCGCCAAGCGCCAGACGGCGTTCGTGATCCAAGAGACCAAGGATCATATCAGCGCCTATGGCCAGGCGGCCCAGGCCGAGATCGACGCCATGCAACTCCAGATCGGGCAGTCCGTCTACCCGACCGCACAGGCCCTGGCTGCGTCGACCCAGGCCCTCAACGGCTTCAACGGACTCGGGGGTCTGCCGCCGTGGGCTCGGGAAGTGATCTCCAAGGTCCAGGTCGATCTGATCAAGCAGGTCGGCAATCTGATCCTGAGTACCGGTGAACTCGGGGCCAAGATCGTGGGGGACAAGCATGGGGAAGAACTGGCTGCTAAGAAAAAGAAGCAGTTCGACGACAACTCGGACCGGGTCCAGCAGATGTTCTCCGGCAAGCTCAAGAACCCCTACCGGATGTTCGCCGACGGGCTCGACGATATCGGGCGCACCCTCGGGGGTGAGCAGGGCGTGCACGTGATCAACCAGAAGTGCTCTGAACTCCAGACGGCGGCCGAGGCAGACATCGATACCTGGAAGACCCAGACCGAGGCGGTGCTCCAGACCCCCGACTACACCCAAGCGGTCACCGTCAACATCGCCAAGGCCCTACGCGCGGACCCGAGTTTTACCGCCAATGTCACCACGATCGCGGCCAACAACCAGATGCTGGTGGCCTACTTCAACGGACTCAACGGGCTCTCCACCGACTCGTCCCGAGCGAACAGCGCCGGTGGCTTGGTGGCGACCCTCGGAGGCATCGCTGCCGCCCTCTATTTCTTTAAGCATTGAAATACCAACCATACCCCCTATCCTGGCATCATCCGCTCTCATGAGCCCCGCGCCAACTTCTCCTTTCTAGGAACCCTACCCATGGCTGGCTACCCCTCGATCAATGCTCCCGGCGCCCGTTCGCTCGCGGTGCCCCCGCCCAAGAGCCTGAAGATCCCGCTCGGGCGCCGACTGGACGCCAAGATGGCGAAGAACCTCATGTCCGCCCGCCCCAAGCGCGTGCCGCGCGACAATGGCGGCGGCGGGTTCTTCCCCGGCATGGGTGAAGAGATGGACGAGACCGAGGTCAAGGTCGGGTACTCCGATCTCGGCCGGTGGTACGGCCCGAACCAGCGCCGCCCGGCGACCAGCGGCATGGCGCGCACCAATCGCCTTGCCGGCCTGGGCGACACCCCGACCGCCGGCTCCGGCACCCCCGGTGCGGCCACCGCGGCTCCCGCCCCGATCATCAAGCGCGTGCCCAATACCCCGCGTCACCTGGTGACCCAAGGCACCCCGACATCGATCTCCTCGGTCTCCGGCCTCGGCGCGCTGCACGCGGCAGCCCACGCCGCCCACGCCAAGACCAAGCATGCGGCGATCGTCAAGCACGCGGCGATCAAGGTGCACAAGCTCGCCCCGGCACACGACGGGTTCATGCCCGGCTTCGGCGCCTTCGACATGGCGAGCCTGACCAGCCCCAAGATGCTCATCGGCGGGGCGCTCGCCTTCGGCGCCTGGTATTTCCTGCTCCGCAAGAAGCGCCGCGCCTGAGCCATGGGCTGGCTGACCCCCGAGATCACCGCCCCCGTCACCCTGAAGCTCACCGCTGATGACGTGCGGCGCGAGGCCCTGGGGCGGATCCTGTCGCTCTCCGGGGCAAGTGTCGGCATCATCGGGGGCATCCTGATCCTGTCCGCGAATCCGGCGCTCAAGGGCGCGGTCACCGCCGGACAGGGCCAGACCATCACCCTGAGCGTCGCGGACGCCAAGAAGAGCGCCCTGGGCAAGTCCTTGGCCCTCATCGGTACTGGCATCGGTGTGGCAGGCTCCCTGCTGGTGATGAGCTCGAACCCGAAGTCCAAGGCCAAATTCGCGTCCGCCTATGACGCCCTGCCCGCCGGACTCAAGACCCACAAGAACGTGCTGATGGCCCTCGGTGGTGCCGCCGTGGTCGGCGGGATCGCCTACATGCTCAAACTCCAGAACTCGCAGTACGCCACATGAGCGACAACATCTTCACCCCGGTCGGCAACACGGACGAGGCGTCGGCCCTGATGGGAACCAGCGGCCGGGTCTGGTCCCCCTTCTCCCCGTTCTTCAACCAGCGCGCCGCGGTGAAGCGAGACTTCGCCGAAGAGCGCGGCCGGTTCAAGCGCATCATGCGCCGCAATCCCCTCTCCGAGCAGGAGAAGCTCGCCCTGGTCAGCGGCACCGATCCCAAGGCTATCGTCCCGGTCACTGCCTCGCTCGCCGTCGGCGGCTTGATCGTGAACCGTGCTTGGGAGGATGCCGCTGACTACTGCGAGTATCTGGTCCGCCACTACCATTCCCGGATAGGTGGTGCGCGAGCGAAGGCGGACGCTGCGCGAGCGAAGAAGGGGCAGGGCCCGAAGATCATATCCAGTTCAGCCATTACCTGGGCGGTGGCGTTCAGCGCCATCGGCCAATACTGCAGGGCCCTGGCCGAGGGCCGGGAGCCGACGCGCCCTGCGCGCACCATCGCCGACCGGAAGGTGGGGGCGGTGATCTCGATGTGGGATGACGTCCGCAAGTCCTGCCTGGCCGCGGAGGGCAACGTCAAGCTGCCGTTTGCCGCCTATTCCGAGATGCCGGTGGTGACCTGCCCCGGTGCCGGTGGGGTGACCAAGTTCTCCGGCCTGACGGGCAAGACCCTCGGCGTGGCAGTGCCAACCGGTCCCGATGTCCGCGGTTGCGCGTCCTTCTGCTACTCCCTGAAGGCCTTCGGCAAGCCCACCTGCGTCGCCCGCCAGCTGATCCTGACCCTCGGCGCGGCTGTGGATCCGGTGCGCCACGCCCAGGTAGTCACCGAGCAGATGACCAAGCTCGCCAAGAAGGGGACCAAGATCCTGCGCCTGTTTGTCGATGGGGACTTCCGCAGCGAAGCCTCGATCATTGCCTGGATGGACCACTGCGTCCGCCCGCTGCATGCGCTCGGCGTCACCGTCTATGGGTACAGCAAGTCGTGGGAGCATCTCCATGCCGTGCACCGGCAGAAGGGCGCATCCTGGTGGCCGACCAACTATGTGATGAACATCTCGAGCGGCAGCCGCTTCGCATCGGATCCGACCTGGCAGGCGCGCATCCGTGAACTGCCGGTTGCCCGCGGCGGTTTCCTGGCGGTGGATCCAATCCAGCGTCTGCTGTGGAAGGCGATGACCAAGGTTCACGGTGAAGCGGTCTGGCAGAAGTACTGCAACGCGGCCAGCCGACACGTCGGTCACCCCGGTGCGGCCGAGAAGCTCCTGCATGCTGTGAAGTCCATGATTGGCAAGGCGAACCCGGCCCTCGTCACCGATTACAACAACTACGTCAACACCATCCACATCATCGAGAATAAGCCGAGTGTGCTCAAGCGCATCGCCTCGATCGCCGGCGAGAAGGCACTCAAGCCGGGCCCAGTTGTCCAGGCCAGCACCTGGGCCTTCTTGTCCGAGCTGGTCAAGGGGCAGGAGATGCCGTGCCCGATCGCATGCGGGTCGTGCCCAAAGACCGCGATCATCACCCACGACAAGGTTGTGCGCGCCGCCTTGCAGCCGGAGCTCGATGCCCTCGGGGCCGAAATGCAGAAGAAGCACGGGATCTCGGAGAAGGAGCGCCGAGACTGGGAGGAACACGTCCGGGGCACCGACGCGACGACCGTGTCTGCTGGCGAGGCTGAGGCCCGCAAGAACTACCGCGCCCAGGTCGCCGCCCAGATCGAGAAGGGCTCACCGCTCATGCACTGGTGCGGGAACAAGAAGATGAAGCAAGACATCATCATCGGGTTGCATTGACGTGCTAACTGGCCCCCGTTCACGAATTCCAGTAGAATCCGCCACAACCCTGGATACAGTAGGCCACCTATGATCCGCCGACGCCGCAGCCATCGCCGCTTCCGCCGCAACGCGCGCCCTGGTGAGAACCAGATCCCGACCGTGCGCATCGTCCGCCGGCCGAGCAAGAACCCCCGCCGCTTCATCCGCCGCAATGTGCCGATCACCCCGGCGCAGGCTGCCGCGATGAAGGCTGTCCTCCGAGCTCACGGCTACCTCAAGACCAACCCACTCCGCCGTCGCCACAAGCGGCGCAATCCCCGAAAGCACCGCATGGCACGCCATCACCGCAAGGTCCGCCGGAACCCCGCACCCCCGAAGGGCAAGCGCGCTGGCAGCGTGTTCAAGCGCAAGGGCAAGTGGTTCCGCATCTCACTCAAGAAGGTCCGCAAGGGTCGCCGCGTCGTCCGCCGCCGCGTCACCGTCAAGACCACCGCCCGCGCCGCGAAGCGCAGCCGCCGCTAAGCCTGCTCACCCTCACCTGATTCTGGAGACTCCCATGCCCCGTCGCCGCCACAGCCGCTACCGCCGGAACCCCGGCAAGCTCCCCGTCAAGGTCACCTTCCGCAAGGGTGGCAAGCACGTGGTGATCTTCCGTCACCACAAGGCCACCGCCGCGACCAAGGCCAAGCGCCGGGCCGCGGGCAAGCGCCTTGCCAAGATGTGGACCGCCAAGGAGCGGATGGCGAACCTGCGCAAGGCGTGGGCTGCGAACCGCCGCCGTCGCTGAGTCGACCGTCAGCTGACCCGCAGCCCGGTCCTCCGCATCCTTGCGCGACCGGGCGGCACACCAGGACGAGCACATGCTCCCGCTCATCATCGGCATCGGCGCCGCAGCCCTCCTCCTCGGCCGTAAGGTCGTACGACGGACACGTCGGAATCCGCGGACGTATCGGCGGGTGAGTCGGAGGAATCCGCTAGAGGCCTATCACTTCTACTTCAGCACCCACCCGTCACTGATCCACGGGAAGCGTATCGGGTGGACCCGTTACGGCATGAGCGCCGAGCAAGTGAAACGGCTTGGCATCGCAGCAGCGAAACATGACTACCCGAAGGCCTGTGACTTCGCAGTGGCGAAGATCAAGAAAGGTTTACGGGCCAACCCCCTCCGCCGCGGCTCCTCCCGTGCCACCATCAGCGGCAACATCCGTAAGCTGATCCATGAAGGGCGCCCGCAGAAGCAGGCCATCGCCATCGCGCTGCGCACCGCTGGTGTCGCACGACGCAACCCGACCAACTGGGAGCAGCTGTTCGCCCAGGAGATGGCCCGCCAGCGCGCCGCTGGCACTGCAGCGCCCAAGCCGACCGGGTATGCAAGCGTCGCGACGATGCCGAACCCCGGGAAAATAGGGAATCGAATCGTCGCGCGTCACATGATCATGACGCAGGGGCGTGATAAATCTCTGCGCGAAGCGATTGATAAGCAACTCATGTATTCCCCTGGATCCAGGGAGCGTAAGAACTGGGCAGAGATTGCCCGTATCCTCGCGGGCAAGACCAATCCACCCCGCCGCAAGGGCAAGCGCAAGGTCCGCCGCTCAAAGATCTCGGTGAGTCAGGCTGCGGCGCGGCTGATGCAGTGGCGGTGGCATCACAACCCGGGAGGCAGCGATCTGGTGCCCTGGATTGTCGAGACCACCGAGATGCGCGGCTTCTCCCACGGCAAGCCCAACATCCGCACCGAGAAGAGCGCCTTCCGCGGTAAGAGCCACACCGCCAAGGCTCTCGCTGCTTGGGTGCTGCGCTACAACCAGTCCTTCACCTCGGGCGGGGTCAACAGTCACGCTTCCAAGGCCTTCGGCTACGAGCCCTACGCCTTCAAGGCCAAGCTGATCAACCAGCGCAATGGGCGAGTCGCCGCGACCTACAGCGCTCCGAAGTTCCAGGTGCTCTGACCCATGCGCTCCGCCACCCCCTCCCTCGCCGACGGCGACATCAACGCCGACTACAGCGTCCTGCCGGAGAACGGCAACGACGCGGTCGACGCGACCGTCCAGAAGATGGTCGAGATGGCGGCCGGCAAGTGGGGCCGCGAGAGTCCCAAGATCCGCGCTGCGGCGATCAACATCGTGCGGGGTCTGGATCCGATCACTGGCGAACGATTCGCGCCTCAGGTCGCCAGCAAGGACTACTACGGGATGCTCGAGCAGATCCACAACTGGGTCCGCGACAACATCATGTATGTCAAGGACGTAGTGGGTCAGGAAACCCTGAGTTATCCCGAAGAAACGCTCTTCAACTCCCGTGCAGAGGACTGTGATGGGCAAGTGATTCTGGAGATGGCCCTCCTCGGCTCGATCGGCTTGCAGAGCTATCCCGTCATCGTCGGGATGTTCCCGGGCCACTACTCACACGTCTACATGTATGCCGAGGTGCCCCCGGGGCGCCATCGCAACGCCGACACCACCTGGGCCGCCGATCCCATCATGAAGGACTGGCCGCTTGGCAGGGAGGCCCCGGCTGATAGGGTCAAGGCTAAGAAGGTCTACTCGAACCTCGCAGGATTTAACATGCCACTCAACGGATATGCTTCTTCCGACGCGGCGTTCTCTCCCCAGGACGAGCTCGAGGCCACGCAAGTCGGCACCGTGCTCGCCACCCGCCTGACCGACTCCGGGGGTGCTGGGCAGATCGTCAATGCGAACCGCCTGACCCAGTGGGGCGATGAGCTGGACGACATGTTCAATGCCGAAGCGACCGTCAATCCGATGCAGGCCGCGCCTGCCAGCCTGCTCTACGCCCGCGGCCCGGTGGTCGCCCGTGCAGCACGCGAGCAGACCTCCTACCTCAGCGAAGCCCCGCTCGGCGGGGGACGCAACCGGCCCGGGATGCGCCGTGGCCCCCTGATCATCACGGTCAAGGACAAGGCAGTCGGCGATTCGGTCACCAAGCCCAAGGCTCCGACCGTCAACGGCCTGATGGGCCTGGCAGACTACCTCGGTGAGCTCGCCCCGATCGCCAAGGTGGTCGGCAAGCGCATGAGCGTGAACGGCAAGCGCGACGCGCTCCATGCCACAGCGGCGGCAGCCCACCTCGCCAAGAACCAGGCCAAGAAGGCGACCAACCGGGTGGTCAAGCTGCAGCGCGACGGGTTCATGCCCGGCTTCGGCGCCGACATGCAGCCGGACAAGACGCTCGATGTCGCCATGCAGATCGAGAAGCTGGCCCACCAGGTCTCGGCCCAGGCCGATCAGATCGCCCAGCTCGCCGCCGGCAGCAGCCCACTCCGCCAGCAGGCCCTGAGTGTCGATCTCGGGGCGATGGACTACATGAACGAGCATGCCGCGGTGTCGGACCTGCTCGACAACATGCAGCTCCCCAACGTGCCGACCAAGGACATGGCCAAGCTCAAGTCCGTCGCCCTGGTCAACTGCATCCAGGATCCGGACGTCAAGCAGCTCGCCGTCGATCTCGCCCAGACCGATCTGCCGACCGCACCTGGTGCACGCGTCAAGACCCGGCTGCCCGAGGGCGCCATCGTGCGTGACCAGATGGGCAAGGTCATCCAGAATGGCGGGGGTGATGATAGCCTGGCCGGCCTGGGCGAACTCACCCGCAAGCGCCGCATCAAGCGCGCCCTGGCCGAGTTCAACGAGAGCACCGACACCAGCGCCATCGCCAACGCCCTGCGCGCCTCGGCGAATGGCCTGGCGGGCTACGCGAATGAACCGGGCCTCGGGCGTTCCCTGAGCCAGGCCATCAGCGGCGTGGCCAAGTCCGTGGTCGCCAGCATCACGGTCCCCGTCAAAGCTGCGGTCGCGACCGTGGTCGACCCGATCAAGCTCGCCCAGACCGTCGCCACCGGCGGCTCGGTGAAGGCGGCGCTCACGAGTGACGTCCAGAACGTCACCAACCCGATGAACCAGGCGCTCAAGCAGATCGTCACCAGCACCCAGAAGGCTCCCTCGACCCCGGCGACCCCGGCGACCCAGTATGAAGACGCCAACGGCAATATCATCAGCGCTGGGTTGTACAACAGCCTGATGTTGAACCCGTCGACCCCTGAGAGTTGCTTCGACGCGAACGGCAGCGCCCTGAACACGACCGGCTGCGTCTACGCGCCGGGCACCCCGGGCGCGACCGTGACCCAGACCACCGGCGCGTCGACCCTGTCCCAGTTCCCCGGCGGGACCTGCTTCAGCGCATCCGGTGCCTCGACCGGTGCGACCGGATGCTTCAGCCCGTCGACCGGTGCGGCCTGCTGGACCTTCACCAGCGCCACGACCGCCCCGACCGCGACCAACGCGGCCCCGGACTGCCCGATGGCTCCGGTGTCTGGATACAACCCCCAGGTCATGGGCCCCTATGCCAGCGGCCCGGGCGCTCAATGCTTCAACGTGACCACGGGTCAGCCGACCGGTGTGCCGGGATGCACGAGCCCCTCGACCGGTGTGGCGTGCTACGCCTGGCAGGGCCCGTCCGCCCCGCCGGTCGCGACCAATGCCGCGCCTGACTGCGCCGGGGCGACGTACAATCCGTACGCTGCCCAGCAGCCGTACTATCCGCCCGGCGGCGGTGCGTCACCGTACGACCAGTCCACGCCCGATGGCACCAACTACGACCCGAATACGGGTGAGAGCCTGACCTCGACCCCGGACTACTCCAACCAGGGTCCCCCGGACGACAGCGGCTTCGGGCCCGACCAGATGGGCCCGGCGTCCTATGCGGACAACAGTCAGCAGGACGAGAACACCGTGGCGGTCTCGGCCAGCGGTGGCGGCGGGTTCGACCCCTCGGGCAACTCGGGCATCACCGCCGGCGGCCAGTCTGACAGCGGTGATGATGGCTCGGATGATGGCGGCTCGGATGATGGCGGCTCGGATGATGGCGGCACTGATGATGGCTCGGGCGATGCGACCGATGTGTCCCAGTACAACGCCCCGTCCCAGGCCCCGAAGCACAAGAAGCACAAGTATTACAACATGGACACCGACTCGGGCGGTGACAACTCGGACACCAGCGACAGCGGCGAGGCCTCCGACGATGACAGTGACCTCGACACCGGGATCAACGGCGACGTGGCCACGGGGGACATGTACCCCGAGGACGATCTCAACGAGGATGGGGGCGCCGGCTACGGCCGGGGCACCGCCCTGACCCCGTCGATCGAAGGCCTCGGGGCCTTCTCCGCCTCCAGCCTGGTCAAGCCGGCACTCGCGATCGGCCTGGGCATCATCCTGTGGAAGACCGTCGGTAAGAAGCTCTTCAAGCGGAAGCGTGCCTGATCATGCCCCTCCCCCGCCCCTTCGTCGACAATTCCTATCGGACTGAGAGCGTCGATCTCCAGCCGTTCGGGAACACCGTGTCGATCGAGACGGGCTCGGACAACCCGTTCGAAGACGACCAGGGCATCGAGGTCGTAACCCAGCAGAGCGGGGGGATGGCGGGGCCTGATCCACGGATGCGCTCGCGCAAGACCCTGGTCCGGGGAACACGCGTCACCGCGCATCCCGCCGGTGTGTCCCGTACGTACCACACCCGCAGCCAGGCCAATCGCCAGGGCTTCATGCCCGGGATGGCGGGGTTCGCCGGTCTGGGTATCGACATGCCGACTGATGACAGCGGTAGCGGCGGCGATGCCACCCCGGCCGATGCCACCGACTTCAACGCCCTGACCACCGACCAGGATGCCTCCCTGTTCGCCCAGCCGGCACCCCAGAACCAGAACCTCTTCGCGATGCCTGCGCCGGGCCAGCCGGGCAGCGGCCTGCCCGCACCGAGCGCCGCAGCCACGCCTGCAGCTGCCCCTGCCGCCGCGCCTGCCGCTCCTGCAGCAGGTGGCGGGGGTGCAAAGGCTGCCAGTGGTGCGGCCACCGCCCTCACAGCGTTGACCGCCCTGACCCAGGCTGCCGGCCAGACCGGGACCGCGGTGCTCGCTGCCCAGACCAAGGCGGCCCAGGCGAAAGCAGCCCAGAGCAAGCTCCCAGCCGCAGCCAGCGCGCTCGGCAAGCAGGTCGAAACCTACTGGCCCTACATCGCTGGCGGTGTGGGCCTGGTGCTGGTGCTCGGCCTCGTCTTCGGTGGTGGCTCCCGCTCGACCACCGTCATCGCCGCGCCTGCAGCTGCTCCCGCCAAGACCAATCCCCGCAAACGCCGTCGCTGAGAGATACCCATGCCACTCCCCAAAGCATTCGTCGATAGCTCCTACCGCACCGAGCCCGTCGATCTGCAGCCCTTCGGCAACACGGTCTCGATCGAGACCGGCTCGGACAACCCGTTCGAGGATGACCAGGACGTGGAGATCTTCTCCCAGCAGAGCGGCGGGATGGCCGGGCCCGATCCGCGCATGCGTTCCAAGAAGACCCTGATCAAGGGCACCAAGGTCACGACCCACCAGGCTGGTGTGGCGCGCACCTACAAGACCCGCAGCCAGGCCAATCGCCAGGGCTTCATGCCCGGGATGGCGGGGTTCGCCGGTCTGGGTGCTGATCCGGCGCCAGGCCTGGACCAGGACGAGGGCAATCCGCCCGGCTACGTGCCGCCGGCTGGCCAAGCGGCCCCTGCATCCCCTGCTGCCCCTGCTGCCCCGCCCACCGGCGCCTGGGCCGCCCTGACGAGCCTGTTCTCCGCGGTTCCCGCCGGCGTCACCGCCTATGAGACCGCCAAGAGCAACGCTCCCAAGCCCCCAGGCATGCCGCCTGCGGGCATGCCCCCGGCCCCCGGCAAGAGCACCAGCATCACCAAGATGCTGCCCTGGATCCTGGGCGGTGTTGGCGTGCTGGTCGTCGGCGGCCTCCTGGCCGGCCGCAGCAAGCCGGCAACCGTGGTCGCCACCAATCCCCGCCGCCGGCGCCATCGCCGCTAACCCCACCAGACCTCTGCCCCTCTCCTGAAGGAACCGACCCATGCAACGTGACATGTCCTACGAGCTCGACTCGGTGTTCTCTGGCCGAGGCGCTGGTGAGCTGGTGCAGGTCCAGCAGCCCCGCACCCGCATGAGCCGGACTCCCGGCCTGCAGCAGACCACCCGGTCCTCGGTGACCAAGATCAGCGCGCCGCTGGATCACAAGCTGTCCACGAGCCATCCCCACAACATCACGGCCCACAACACCAAGAGCCTGGCTCATGGTCTCGGCAAGCCGTTGAACGCCCGGTTCTATACCGAGCCGAGCGACCTGGCAGGCATCGAGGATCTCGCCTGCGATGATGGGGACATGGGGATGGGGATGGGGGCCTATGATGACGATGACATGCCCTTCGGCGACCTGACCCTCCCGTTCATTGGCCCGGTCAGCAAGACCGGCGTCGCCATCGCCCTGATCTCCGGCTTCATCGCGTGGAAGCTGTTCAAGCCCAAGCGCGCATGAAAGCGATCCTGGGCATCGGCCGGCTGCTCGCACTGCACCTGGTCGATCCCACCACCGGTCGAACCACCACACGAAAGACCCCTGGCACATGGCTCGGATGGGACACCACGACGCGGCAATTCCTGCTCTGCAAGCCCAAGGGGCGCAGCCGGGCACCGTTACCGTCACGCGTCGTGCGGGCACATCGGCGATTCCACGCCCACGATCCGGCCTCTGGTGGGCGCCTGGTGGAGGTGCCGACACCGATCGGACGGCGCCAGCAGATCGCGCTGATCAAGGCCCTGGACTACTTCGTGCCCAAGCAAGTGATCAGCCCCGACAAGAATCCGTTCGGGTGGACACACGCCTTTGGGGACACCGGCCACAAGGGCGGAACCTATACCGCGAAGGTGATGCCGGCGCTGGTCAGGGACTCGCGCGGTAACCTCTTCATCAAGCGGCGGAAGGGTAACATCTTCACCGTCGACACCTGGCTCCGAGGATAGAACACCATGGCCGCCCTCCCCTTCAAACTCAAGATGAACGCCAAGACGCTCGGCATCGGCGCCGGTGCCCTGGTCGGCCTGTTCCTGGTCTACAAGCTCGCCTTCCACAAGAGCAAGAAGGCGGCCGAGGATACCAGCACCTCCGGTGATGCCGCGGCCCTCGCCCAGATCCAAGCCCAGCTGAACCAGCAGGGCCAGACGCTCGCTGCGGCCACGGCGGCACCTGCAGCCCCAGCCTACGGCACCCCCGGATATGGGTTGCCCTACACCCCGGCGTATGCCGCTCCCACCTACGGCACCCCGGGCTATGTGGCCCCCTATGCGGCCCCGGGCACCACCCAGGCCTCAGGACCTCCTGCTACCCCGCCGGTCGGGGGGTACCAGTGGATCTGGAACGGCGCCGCCTGGACCCAGACCCCGGCCGCCACCCCGGTCGGGATGCACTGGCAGCAGCTGGGATCGACCTTCCAACTCGCCCCGAACGCTTCGAGCGTGGCCTACATCGATCGCCGGCCGGCGAGCCCGGCCTCGATCATCCCGACCACGGTGCTCACGCCGCCGAACTAGCAGATCTCCCGGTAGAGCATGCCGTCGAGCTGGACGCGCACGTCCACGTGGCGGTCCCTCCAGTCGATGTCGCCGGTGTTGAGGACCAAGCTGAAGTGTTGAACGGGCGGGATATACAGGCTGGGAGTGATACCCAGGTGCTTGAGCCGAATCGGCGGCAACCCTGGCGCAGCAGCGGCGTCCTTCTCCACGTCGTCATCCCGCTCCATGTTCATGAGCGGCAGGTTGAAATAGAGCTTCTCACCGATCTGAAAGTAGAAAGACGCCTTCGAGATATCGACGACCTTGGAGAGCGAGATCCGGATCCCGTCGAGGAGAAATCGTTTCGGCCAGGTGAATTGCCCGGCCGTGCGCATGTTGGTGTAGGCTTCAGACCGGCCGTTCGGATTATGGAAGAAGCAGATGGTGCTGTGGGCCGCCCACGGCTGGGTGTCATAGATCGAGCGTCGCCCTTTCTCGAGGCGGACCCCTCCCTTGCGGTGGTCCTTGACATGGACGTACTCAACCGGGACTTCGACGAGCCAGGGGGCCCCCGTCCTTCTCTCCTTCATATACCTGGACGATCGAGCCTCTGCCCGGGTCTTCGAAGATCTTTTCAGCCATGATGAATCTCCTTGTGGTGGTAGAGTTACTGGATTTCCCGGTGGATCGTGCCATCGAGTTGCACCCGGATCTCGGCCGACTCGAAATGCTTGCCGCCGGTATTGATGGTCAGGCCGAACCATTGGACCGGCGGGATGTAGATCGTCGGGGTGATGCCCACGTGCTTCAGACGCATGCGCGGGAGCAGGGGGCCGTACTCGCCATCCTTGATCGGGTCGTCGTCCCGCTCCATGTTCTTGAGCGGCATGGTGAGGTACCTCTTCTCGCCGATCTGGAGTTCGAAGTGCGCCTCGGAGATGTCGACGAGGTGGGAGAATGAGATGCGCACGCCATCGAGATCGAAACGCTTGGGCCAGGTGAGCTGACCTGAGGTAGCTAGATTGGTGATTGCCGGCCCCCGATTCGGCCCGCCGCCGGTCTGGAAGAAGACGATCGGGGGTGGATTAGCGATGTACTCATCGCGGCGTCCCATCGGCACGTTGAACATGGTCCCATGGACCTGGGTGTCGTAGAGCGGCTGGCGACACGATTCCAGGCGGATCGTTCCGTTCTGAGCATCCTTGTGCTCGGTGAAGCGCGCACCGGGGGATGGTTTCAGGTCATCCAGGCCACGCGAGCCCTGCAAGGCATCATCCAGCTGCTTGGCAAGATCTGCGTCTGATACGTCCTCGAAGCCGGTCAGGGATTGCCAGTACTCCTCGGTCGAGCGAAAGACCTGGCCTTTCTCCGGCTTGGGGTCCTTGGTCTTCTTCGGTGGTTTGGTCGCGGCAGGCATGGAGAGATCTCCTGGCATGGGGTTGGTGGTGCGCGTCATGTGACGTTGGAGCACCTCTTGGATGGTGAGCTGGTAGGACTCCGAATGTGCTTTGTACCAAGCCAGCACATCGGGATCGATGCGCATGGTGATCGAGGTTTTCTTCTTGGGCATACCTGTATGTACGTAGATACGTACAGACTTGCAAGACCCGAGACGTACATACGAGCTGGGTCTTGGTGCATCGGGCGAAGGGCATAGGCTGGGCCGTGTCGCATGTGGTTGCGCCGCCTCCTCTGCTGGGGCCGCCCGATCAACAGCATATGTGCAATCGCTTCTGCCGCTCCTGATGAGCGTGACGAGAACCCCGATGCCCATGATGCTGATGTCCAATCCAGGTCTGCACCTCGCCCTGCTCGGGAACCCGTATCGCGGTCGTTCCCGCAAGCGCCGTCATTCCTGTTCCAACCCTCGTCGTTCACACCGCCGTGCGTCCGCACGTCGGCACCGTCGTTCCCACACCCAAAGGAGAAACCCCATGGGATTCGCCAAGCAGTACGTGAGCTCCGTCAAGGCAGCTCCCCGTGAGATCCTCGGGATCTTCAAGGGCAAGAACAAGATCAAGAACATCGCCTTCGCGCTCGGTGGCGCCGTCGCCACCTACGCCCTGGGCGGAATCGTCAACACCTCACTCGTGACCCCCGGTCTCAACGCCATCCCTGGCGCGGGTCCGGCGCTCAGCGGCCCGATGGCCAAGCGCGTGATCGGTGCGGCAGTGCCCTTCACCCTCGGCTTCGTCGCCAACAAGTTCATCAAGGGTGACCTCGGCAAGGCCCTGGTGGTTGGTGGGGCTATCGCCTCGCTCGCCGAGGCGATCAGCCCCGGGCTCATCGCCCGCCTGGTCTACCACACCCCGGCTGTCGGCCCCGTGGCCGTTGCTGCAGCGCCTGCTGCCGCTGTCCAGGGCCCGGTGAACGGTCTGAATGGTCTCGGGGGCTACGTTGACGCGCGTGCGTACAACGGCACCGGGGACATGGCCCCGCTCGACGGCTATGTCGACGCCCGCGCCTACAACGGCACCGGCGAAGAGCTGGCCGGCTATGTCGACGCCCGCGCCTACAACGGCACCGGGGACATGGACGATGACCTGGCTGGCATCGGCAGCGACTACCTGACCGAGAGCACCAAGTACATGGAATCCTATCTCTGATTGAGGTAGACCATACGTAGGGGCCGCCCGTGGGCCCCTGCCGCTCTTTCCCAATCTCTTCACCGCCTTCATTCGGTTCGCTGCCCACCGGCGCTTTGCATGTGGGACTGACAACGACCCGTATACCCATTCCTGGAACAACGAGGAAGCCCCTCACGTTCCGGGTCCCCTGAATCCCCTCTTGGGGAGGAGAACACAATGCCCGTCTTCCGCACCGTCAAGGATGCCCGCTCCGGCTCGATCCGGCTCGAAGCCATCCACCAGCCGCTGTATGACAGCGTGCTGCTCGCCACCACCCTGCAGACGTCCGCAACGCTGTTCTCCCTCGGGAACAACGGTCGCTCGGCGCTCTACACCAACCTCCAGACCGCTGGCCAGCTCAGCTGGCCGAAGCGCTTCTCGATCCGCGCCCTGCGTCAGGTGCTCGGCTTCAACAGCGCGACCTACGCCAACGTGGCCGCCTTCTGGGCTGCGGCGTTCTACCAGCTGCAGGTGGGTGAAAAGGTTTATCTCACCATCCCGGCGTTCATCCTCACCGCCGGCGGCGGCCTGAGCCAGCAGACCCTGGTCCCGGCTACCGCCACCACGGCGGGAACCATCAACTGTGAAACCGGCTGGCCGGACCAGCGGAATATCTACTCGCTGCTGCACTCGATTTATTTGCCGCCCGTGCAGAACTTCTTCCTGGCACTGACGACCGCTGGCGGGACCCTGACCGCTTCGACGTACTGCCACATCTTCCTGGAAGGTGAGCTGCTCCGCGAAATCCAGTAAGCCAAACGGTTTACAAGGATTCACGAAAAACCCCGGGCTTCGGCTCGGGGTTTTTCCTTTTCTCCTAGGCCTCCGGAGGCCGCACTACCACCTCCAACAACCCATCCAGCGCACTGACGAACTGCTGCTGCACCGCTTTGGCCAGCTCCTCGCTCGGGTATTCGCAGCTGTACATCTGTCCGCTGGACATCTCCAGCTGGATGACCCAGCCCAGGTCCGGCTTCTCCTGATCCGGCCGCAGCGGTTTGCTCGATCTGCGCAGCGCCGCCGGGCGCATACATACGATCTGACCCGCCTCGATCCACTGCTGGTGTTCGGGGGGTGATCCAGGATTGAACAGCACAAGCATATTGCCTCCTACGGAACGGGTTTCATAGTGGGATGATGGACCTGCACGATGCGATTGCCTCGCTCCCTGAGATGGAGCGCCTGATCATCCGGCTGCGGTGGCTCGAGCAGTTCTCAGTGGATGACATCGCGCATTGCCTCCGCATCGCCCCCGACCAGGTACTCGCCTACGACACCCAGGCCCGCGACCGCCTACGCCGGCGGCTTGACCCAGCTGACCTGCATTCCTTCGATCTGGGCCCACTTGAGCACGTCGGCTAGCTGGTGCCACTCGTCCGCCCACCGGTCGTTCCCTGCAGGCCCGGCAGTGCTGCGCAAGGGGTCAATGGCCCCGGTGAAATCGGTGTTCCCCTCCTTGTCATCCCCGAAGTAGTCCACCTCGGTCGCTGCCAGGGTGTGCGCCAGGCCCAGGGCCATGAGCGATGAGAACCGCTGGTGGATGGGCAGCTCCTCCCAGGGAATCCGTCGCAGGTTCCCCAGCGGGATCTTGAGCTGGATATGGGCATCCCAGGCCAGGCGCAGTGCGTCCGCGATCGAGCAGAGTCCGACCCTGGGGGTCTGGCGATACCAGGTGAGGGCCTCCCAGTCGCCGATGCACCACCAGTCACAGGGCCAGAATTCGACCGCAGCATTGACCCCGATGATCACATCATAGACGCCCTTCCGCCAGGCCCAGGACGCCTTCAGGGAGGGCCCTGGGCAGAGGATCGCGGCTCGGGTCATGGTGGGATCAGGGTTGAGGTGCCGGCTAGGTGCTGGGGCTCGGTTCCCGGGGCGTAATCCTCCCAGGGCGGCCCGAGCTCTGCCGGCGGGGGTTCGGTGACCCCGTTGAGCCGCAGGGTCTGCTGGATGAGCTGGCGCATCGCGCTGGCCACAGCGAGCGCCTGGGGTCCCGGCATCGCTTCGATCTGCACCAGCACCTGCTGCCCGAGCATGGCACGTACCACAGCATCCCCGGACTGGTCATCCTGGGGCAGCACGACCGAGATCTCCGGGACGATCGGGGTCATCCTAGGCCTTCTCTGCGTCCTTGACGGGCGCTATACCGATGATGGTACGAATCCGGGCCTTGGCCACCTCGCTGAGTCCCTGGAAGGCCAAGTCGATCATCTCCGGGTGGTCATTCACCAGCTCGCCGAAGACCTTGGATGCGATATACTTGCCCGCCCCGTCCTTCTTCGCCAGGTTCTTACCCGCGGTGATCGCCGGGATGATCCCCATCATGTCGAGCTTGAACCCGTTGCCGGCGAAGAGCCCGTCGAGCGTCGAGCGGATGGTACCGAGCACCTTCTGGACGTCGGGGTCGGTGGAGTGGTCGGTCATGGGAGCTCCAGCTCGGGTTCGGGCAGAGCGTCGACCTCCGCCTGGTCGGCGGGAGCGGCATCGTCAGGGGCGATCGTGGCGACCGGGTCCTCCAGGATCCGGAGGTCGGGGCGATCGTGGGCGACTCCCGTCGGGTCGGTGAGAATACCGCGGTAGATCGCGCGGTTCTTGATCACCCGGTGGACCTTCCCCTTGTACCAGATCTTGGCGCCGTGCCCATTCTCCCGCAGGTAGCGCGCAACCTCGTTCAAGGTCATCTTGGCGCCGTCGACCAGGGAGAAGATCAGGCGAACGATCGGAGCCTTCTGAGGGTCGATCGTCAGGTCGTGGTTGACCACCATGTACCCATAGGGCTTGTTCCCCCCGATCCACCCACCACGGGCGTACTTGTTCTGGGTCCCCAGCTTCATGCGCATCTGGATCAGGTGGCGCTCGTACTGGGCGAAGGACCCGAGCACCTGACGCATCAGCACGCGCACCGGATCCGCGCTGGCGGCAGAGTCGGCCAGGAAGCTCTCGCTCGCGTAGGCGACCCCCAGGGTGATGGCGTGGCGCTCGAAGAAGGAGAACAGCATATCCTGCTCGGCGGCGACACGCGACAGGCGGTCGAGCTTCCAGATCAGCAGCTTGGACCGATCCTGCTCGCACAGCTTGGACTGGTCGCGCTCGCACAGCTTGGCGATCAGGGAGGACAGCAGCGGTCGGGGCGATGCCGCGGGCACCTCCTCGGGTTTCATGCCCGGGAGGCGGACGGTGAACAAGGGCTTGGCGGCCGACGCCTTCTCGTAGACGATCCGCGGCTCGGGGATGCCCGAGCGCTGGCAGTAGCCGAGGATCGCCGTCCGCTGGACATCCGGCGACTCGTTGTCCTCGTGCGTGTCATCACTGACACGGACGTAGGCCCATATCGTTGGCAGCGGCTTCTCGCCGAAGGCATCCGCGATGCCGGTAAGGGTGGTGATGAAGCTCATGATCAGAGCGCCACTGTCCAGGGATTCGGGAAGGCGATGGCATCGGCGTGCTTGTGGAAATTATGCTCGTTGATCCCCTGCTTGAGCAGCATCTGCTTGGTGTACTCGATGGGATTCGCGTTCTGGGTGGACTGGGCGTTGACGAACTTCAGGAACTGGATCAGCACGAGCGCCTTGACCCGGTCGACCACCAAGCCGCCCTCCGTCGCGTCCTTGTCCCCTTGCCAGAACCGGAGATAACCACCTTTGGTCTGCTCCGTGTAATGGATGTCCTCGGCCAGGTTCCAGCTGGCGGCCCGGACATCGACGCAGACATTCTTCCACGCCAGGCGCTTGGCCTTGTACATATCGAGGCTGAATCCCATGAAGGCCTTGATCTGCTCCTGGGTGGCGAGCAGCTGGCGGTCGGCCGCACCCGCGAGACCCTTCGACGAGCCCTTCAGGGCCTTGATGTTCTCCTCGATGCACGTCCGCAGCTCGGTGTTGTTCTTCGCCTCGGCGGTGCTCTCCAGGAACATGCTGTAGGCGTCCATCCATTGGAGGAGCGAGAGGGGTTGCGCGCCGGGGGTGAGGATCTTGGACATGTCAGTCGTCGCTTTCGTCTTCGATCGTGCCGATGGCGATCAGGAACAGGGCGTAGCCACGGGGCCAGCCCTCCCCGTGAGTCTCCTGGATGTGGACCATCCTGGTCTCGACCGGGACATACATCTGGGTGTCGCTGTTGATCTTCTGCAGGTCGGCCAGCACCCGCCCCAGGATCGGCTCCAAGCCGCGCACCTGGGTCGCGTGGATAGGCACCACATAGGGCTGGATCAGCAGTGGTGACCCGATGCCATCCTCGGCCAGGGCGAGGGAGAGCACCAGGGCGCCATCGAGCTGGCCCTGGGAGACCCCGGTGACGTTGTTGGAGAAGGCGAAGTCCTGGAGGCGCTTGTTGAACCCGTCGATGGATTCGGCACCTTCCGGGTGGTAGGTGAAGATCTTCATGGTTTAGAATCCTTCTCCGCCTGACCGGCGAGGTCCGCCTCGCCGGCGGGGGCGGGTGGGAGAGTGGGAAGAAGCGCGGTCTCATCCGTCGCGCGAACACCCCCTGCGGCGGCCTCTGCTCGCTGCCGGGCATGCTCCTGCGCCAGCACCTGCTCGAATGGAATCTGCACCCCGCCCAGCATCTTCTCCACCGCCGAATCCACCGGCACCACCCCCGCAGGCCGCGACGCCGCCTTCACCACCAGACCCCCGGCACCATCCGGGGGAAGCTCAAACGCCACGTCCATCCCATACTTCTCCCGCAGCGCTTGCTGCTGGGAGATACGGCTGAACTGGTAGAAGCTCAGGGGGTCACCCACGATCAGATCGTCCCCGTGCTCGGTATTGGGCGACGCCGCGAGCCATGCCGGGCATTGCGCCTGGCGGCCATCATGCATCTCGACGACCCCGGGGCACTTGATGACCTCGTTCTCCTGCCCGTCGATGAACACCCGGACAATCTTGCTGAAGTCCGCCCGCGGGGCGACCTCAGCCTGGCACTTCGGGCACTTCAGGCCGCATTCGGCGATCTCTTGACGCGGGACGCAGTAGACCTCGTGACTGTTGCCCCCGGCCCCCTCCCCGTGGACGCGCATGTGCCGGTCGTGTGGCGGGGCCCAGGGCACCTCCCCGGCGATCCGCTGCAGCCAGGCGAACTGATCAGTCCCCCGTGTCCACCACCGGATGGCCCAGAGGGCCCCCAAGAAGGCGGCAATGCCACCAACGAACGACAGCACCATCCATAGCCACATCATGTGAGCAACCCTTCCCAGAAGCCTGGTGTCGCCATCAGTTCGCCCTGGCAGATCCGATTGCCGCGGCGGGACTCGAGGTAGTCGATATGGAGGGACCAGCGCTTCCACGGCACCCGCACCCCGCCCTCAGCCATGTGCACGTCGACCACCCGCACCCGCATCCCGGCCATCTGCATCCGGTCGATCTGGAACTCCTGGACTCGGGAGAGCGGTTTGCCGTGAGCCTTGGCCTCGACCCATGCAGCACCGTAGGTGAGATGACTGAATACCAGGTCTGGGGTGCCGCCCTTGATCGGCTTGAGATACGACCACCACCCGTCGCGGGAAAAGACCTGGGTGAAGCACTTGGTCAGGCGCCGCTTGAACAGGGACTCTGGCTGTGGCATCTATGTAGGGTTACGTGTCCCTAGGCAGAGTCAAGGCCCCTCGCCGGAGTGGATGGGACGGGCGTCCTGATCACCTGGGTGGCGCTCAGCTGAATGGCCTTGGTATCGAGCGCCTCGACCAGGGCCCAGACGATCGATGAGAAGCTCCGGTCAGGATGGCGCTTGCGGAGCCGGGTGACCATCGCGCGCTGCCTCGGGGTGGACCACAGGGTCAACGTCCGATTGGGCCGGGAACTGGACCGCGACGCAGACGGTACGGGTGGTGCGGGCTTGGCAGGCATGGATGGTCCTCAGGCGAGGGGTGCAACGGGCAGGCGGACGGGCCCGGCAGCCTTGACAGCGCGGGCGCGGGCGACGTTGTAGACGCGCCCTGGGGGCGGCATGAAGAGCTTGAAGCAGTCGACAGTATGGCGACACCAGGTGCGCGTGCAATGGTCGCCGACCACAGGGTACGTATGCTGTAGCACGGCATCACTCATCAGGAACCGGCAGAACCCGGCGACCTGCTCGGCGTAGAATATCATCTCCGGCTTGGTGAAGTCGATCCAGACCAGGCTCGCCCACTTGGCCTTGAGCGAGTCGACATAGAGCACCCAGACCCGCTGGCATCCGGTCAGCAGGTGATAGGCTGCCATCTGGGGCAGATGATCCGGGTTGATCCACCCACCCTTGGTCGGCTTGGCCGTGGTCTTCAGGTCCCCGACCACAAGCCCATCCTGGGTGCGGAAATCGGTGTGCCCGGTGACAAAGTCGTTGGCCCATTCCTCCTCGGCCAGGTACGGTTCCCCGTCCGCCGGCACCGGCATCTTGCCCGCGGCCAGGGTCGCCGTCGCGCGCACCGCGCTCTGGGTGATCGCCCGGTCGTTGTTGAAGAGCTTGGCCGCCATCGTCCAGTCTGCCGCCCGCGGCTGGTAGCACCGGGAGTCGCCGGCCAGGAACGCACTATAGGCCGCCCCCACGTCCCCGCCGAAAAACTCACAGGCGATGTCCACGAGGTGCTGCTCATCGCCGGTCAGGTCGTAGTCCTGGCCCGTGGCATCGCGCCGGTCGAGGTCCATCAGGAACGCATCGATGTCACGCACCATCTGCTTCTTGGGGAACAGGCAGCGCATGCCATCCTGCAGGGTGAAGTGCCCGCAGGTGCCCAGGTCGCTGTTCCCCGGGCTGACACGCTCGATCGGCGCCGGGAGTTCGCCCTCGTACACCTTGCGATCTTGCACCGCGCGCCAGGTGCAGCGCATGTAGCCACCGAGAGCGGAGGCGCGGGGTTTCCAGGGTTTCTTAGTCATCACCAGCCCTTGGGATAGTCCCCGCGCTTCTTGCGCTTCTTCTGCTGCGGTTTGCCAAACACCCGCTCCCAGCCGCGCTCGAACCGCTGCCGTTCCTCGCGCGATGCACCGCGCCGCTGGGAGCCTTTGCCGTTGGACATCAGGAGTCGACGATGCTGCTGGTCTCGGTGGTCTGCTTCGATGCCATCGCGGAGCCGGTCTGGTAGCCGGGGTTGTTCGGATTGGTCAGGGGGACCGATTCATTGACATTGACCGTACGCTGGAAGGTCGGCGAACGGAAGACGGTGCGTGTGATCTCCTTGAGATCGTTGGCCCGCTGATCGGCGATCGTCACCCTGAGCGCGGCCATCTCCTCTTTGTGCCGGATCTCGCGCTCACGCTCGATGATCGCGGCCTCCTTCGCGGCGAGCTTGGCCTCCTCACCCTTGATCTCTGCCCGCTGGCTATCGAGGGTCTCCTCCTGCCGGAGTCGCGCCTTCGCATCTGCCAGGTCAGCCTTGGTGGTGACGAGGTCCCGCGCATCCTTCTCCGCCTGCTCGAGCCGCTTGCGCAGCACCTCTCCGACCTCGGCCGAGAGGTTCTTCTTGATCGCGTCCTGGAGATCGTGTTCGAGTGCCATGGATGGGTTCCTTGGATAGGGTAGGTACCACAAACGCCACCGGCCCCTCAGGACCGGTGGCTGCAGAGCCGCATCGTGGATGGCGCAGGGTCTAGCGTCGCCCTGCAATCTGGGCCAATGCGTCCATGGCCTCGGCGGACATGCTGAACGTGCCCCACTCCTTGATCGACGCGAGGAGGTCAGGATTCTCCCCGTGCTCGGCGAGGAACTGGTTGAACGCGGCCTTCACCCCGTCGATCTCGCCACCGACCACGCTCTGGCGGACCTGGATGTAGTGCTCGTCCCAGGTCTGGGTCTTGGACTGCATCTGATGCTTGGCCGGGTTGAACAGCACCGGGGTCGCCTGGGGCGTGCCGTTCGGAAAGGCAGCGAGCAGCTCTTTGCCGGTCATCAGGGCGCAGTCATAGGTGCCCGTGGTCTGGACAGCGAAGATTCCGGCGTGCGGGTCGTACATCAGCAGTTCGAGCGTCATGCTCGGGTGGCCGAGCGGGTCGAATTCATCCTGGGTGCTGCGGTTGCGGAAGGTGTACACCTGGACGGCGTCCTGGGCGATGCCGACCGCTTCGAGCTCGTCGTAGGGGATGACACTGCGGGAGCGGGGGGACTGCTTGGGTGCGTTCTTGTTGAAGGCCTTGGGCCAGATCAGCACATTGTAGCGATAGCCCAGCAGGATCGCCGGGAAGGGATCCGTGCCATTGGCACCCTGACCCTTGCCGCGGGGGAGATCTGCGTTGGTGCCCTCGGGATTCATGTCGTGGAATTCAAAGTTCCCGCCGCTATCGCCCCCGGTCAGGTAGATCGTGGGGAAGATGTTCGGCTCGCCGGCCGGGCGGACGCCTTCCTCGACCACGTTGAGCGCGGTCTTGGTCGGGGCGGATGGGTTGAGCAGGGCCAGGAAGCCGATGGGGCGGGAGAGGGTTTGGGGCTGGGGAGCGGCAGGGACCTGGGCAGCAGGGGCGGGAGAAGGCGCCTGCGCGGCGGGCGCCGCCTGGGCAGCAGGGGCGGGTTGGGATGCTGCGGCGGCAGCTGCGGCTGCTGCGGCGGCACCACGGCGACCGCGGCCGGGGGTTGCGGCGCCCGTGGTTGCGGCGGGCTGCTGCGGGGGCGCACTGGTGACGGCCGGCAAGCCGGTGGCTGCGGCAGCAGGTTGGAGAGTGCCACCGGTCGGGGGCGGCGGGGCGGCAGAGGTAGCAGGGGCTGCGGCAGCAGCGGCCTTGGCGGCGCCGGCCTTGCGGGGGTCATTCCAGACCATACGTAGACTCCATAGTGGTGGGTGAGGCGCGCACTATGGAGAGGCTATGGAGGGGTGTCAAGGGGGAAGTTGGATTACCGGCCCTCTGCGTATTTCGCCATCGCTGCGCTGATATCTTTCTTGACTGTGGGCCACGTATAAACGTATTTGTAGTGACCGTGGTCCTTGTCGGCTTCGGCGAAATGCTTGAGCGAACGGGTGATCTGGTCGACCGACAGCTTCGGTATCATGTCCCTTGCGGCCTCGATCTGCTTCTTCAGCGGCCATCCATTCTTCATAAGGACGTGGACGTCGTAGAAATCTTTTCGGGTCCCCCGATTCGCGATGGCCAGGATCTTCATAGCTGCCAACGTCTTGAGGGAAGCAAAGGGCGCTCCCGAGGTACCCCTCTCGACGTCTGCCTTGTAATCGAACCTGAGGAAGCTCAAACGCACACCACGCACCGTGATATGCAAAGAGTTCGAACTCTCACTGATCAATTTCGGTTCGAGATCGGCTTCTCGAAGCAGAGTCATCAAAGCCCTGGTATCGAAGTTCCGAAGCGTAAACCAATCGAGATCTTCCGAGTCCCGATGATTGAACCGGAGGGACATATTGGATCCGCCGACGAGAAAGAACTTGTTCTTCTCGCAGAACCCGGCGAGGTCCTTCAGTACTTCACGTTTGTGCTTGGACAGTTTCAACCGCGCCATGGGATCCAGCCTTTCATCCAGCGTTCGCAGGTGGCCAAAGGGATACCGAGAATAGCCCCCCACAAAATCAGCACGTGCTCATCGAGAATGCGGCCTTTCGACTCCACAACATACCGGCGGAGCTCCGCCCGATCATGGGTCTTCAGCAAACGGCGCCAATCGGCCAGCTTACCAAACATCATAATCCGGGCTGCTCGGAGCTCCCGGGAGATCCCCTTCTTGGGGTCGACATCCCACAAATATGCGACTTTCTGCATGGTTTCATTGTACCCGGCGGCAGCGGGGATCAAGCGCTGAACGCGATCGGTCCCCGCGTGGTGTGGGCGATGGGGCGTGGTTTCCCCTTGTCTTTTTCTTTTGCTGGCGCAGGCGGCAGCGCATGGTGCGGGCTATAGGCGCTTTCCCAGAGCGGTGGAATCCGCAACCAGTGCTTCGGGTGAAAGTCGTCGTAGATGAGACGGCGGTGAGCGCGGCTCATTGGTTGATGAACCGCAGGAAGGTCAGGTAGTTTTCGGCTTGGCTGATGAAGTGCCCGGCGCCCTTGCAGAGAACGTAGTTGCGGTGGCGGTGGCAGGTGACGACGGGGAGATCGTATTCGAGAATATAGGTCGGGACGCTGACACTGTGCGCCACGTGCGACATGCCAGAACAGATTCCGACGAACAAGACAGATGTTCGCATCGCCCAGATCGATTTCTCCAGGCCGAGATCCTTGCCCGCGATCACGACGGCGAACCCGTGCCGCTGCGCCCACAGATTGATCGTGACGATATCACCAGGCGGCGGGTTCTTCAGCTCGGGGGTCGATGCCCCGTCGAATTGCACTGTAATCTTGTTATCGCGAGGGCCGAGGCTCCACTGGTGCTTCGCCGGTATCATAGGCGCGGCCCAGACCGCGTATCCATCGAGCTCCGTGTTCGGCTCGTCGTCGACCAGGATAATCTCGTTGTCGAAATACTGCTGGTCCATCGCACGCAGGACCGCCTCTTGCATCGCGCGCAGGCTCTGTCCATGCTGGACGGTCGACAGCAGGATCGGGCCAGGACGCTGGATGCGGGCAAGCAGCTGGATCGTAGCCCAAACATCGCCGAGGCCATAATTCCAATTCCTATAGATGGTATTTGGCATTGAACTTCCTTTCGAAGTCATCCACGCCTTCGCAGACGGTGGCCCACATATCCCCGAAGCCGCCGCCGAGGATGTCCCAGACGATGCTCATAGCGCGCCCCTGTTGAGTAGCCGAAGGTGGAGCGCCTTAGCGCGTTTATCGTCTTCACCATAGGTGACGAGGAACGAATCCTCGAGGCAGAGCAGGCCACACGGGAAATGGACGCTGGTACCGCTGTGCCCGAGAAAGGGTTTATTTGAGATGCCGATCACCTGGAAGGGTGGTTCGGCAGAAAAGCTGTACATGCCCATATAATAGTTCGATGTGTGGAAAGCTGAGTAATAGCGCCCATTATAGAGCGCTGGCGGGGTTCCGCCGCGAAGCTGCTTACCGTCTACCTCCCAGTCGTTGGGGAACGGGGTGGAGTGGATAAGGGCGAACGCGCCGTCCCAATCACACTCATAGATGCGGTGCGGGTTGATGGAGTAGATGCATAGCAACCGCCCGTGGTAGTCAAAGAACTGCCAGTTCTTTTCATAGCGCTCCGGCGTGAACTTGAATTCCACTTCCCGCTCTATGGATAAGTCCGCATTGAACCGGCATATCCGCATCCGGATAGGGCCGTCCGTATGTGTGTACGAGCCGCAGAGCGCCCCGCGATGTGTGAATAGGCGGAGATCTTCGAGCCGGATGTCCTTGGTGCCGACAATACGTGACGACTCGATCTGAAGGCGCGAGTCGAGCAGGCAGATGCCCGTCCTGCTCTGCATCTGATGCCCGAACCGGTACGACAGATAGCAGCTATCACCCTGCCGAGCGATTCCGCAGTTGTACTTGGTCTCCTCTGACGGAGCAAGTTGATCTCCCGGGAATTCGATGAGTGCTGACGGAGAAAAGGACAGACGATCCATTGGCCTATCGCTTCACGAACATGTTGCCGCCGTCCTCGATGAGTGTCGACTCGTCTTTCACGGTCAAATAGAATTCGGGCGTCCCTTGAAGAGTCAGCCGGTTGCCTCTGAGGGTATACTTACCTGCTCGGCTGAGGTAGGAGTTGGTGTAGGTCATGTCGGGCTTGAGCACGATCGTCACGGTGCCATCCGCCTTGATGTAGGTTCCCGCCAGCTGCTGTTCAATCGTCGGTGCAGGCGCCGCCTTGGCCGGCAAATCCTTCTCGATCTCGGCGATGCGGGCCTTCACCGCCAGGGCCCCATCTAGATCCCCCTTCTTGGTCGCCTCCGCCTGGCTCTTGGTCAGCGCCGCGATCAGGGCCTTGCGGATCACCACGATATCGGCCTCGGCTTTGGCCAGGAGCTTGGTGGCGTCGGCGGGGAGTTTCGACGGCGGCGGGGACTCGTCGGCGACGAGGCAGTAGGGGTCGCAAGCGGCGGTGAGGCCGATGATCATCAGGATGAGGCGCAGCATGGGTGACTCCGGGACAAGGGTTGGTAGGTGAGAGGATCAGGCTTCGGCCGGGGTGAGATCGCCCTCGAAGACCACAGCGCCACGCTTGCGCTGCGCCGTCTTCCGCGCCAGGCGCTTGTAGGCCTTGGCGACGGCCTCTTTGAATTCGACTTCCTCGACCGGCTCCTCGAGCTCGACCTCAGGCACCTTCTTGCCCGCGGCCTTGGCCTCGGCGGCCTTCTGCTTGCGGTGGCGCTCCTCATTGCGCTTGGCCAGGATCTCCGCGGCCTCGGCGACCAGGACGTCGATCGTGATGGAGTTGAGCTTCTGCATCGCGAGCTTGAGCAGCAGGAGCGGCTGCAATCTATTCACTTGGAGTGTTTCAGAATCTGAATCCACGGAAATCTCGCCGCGCAGGTGGAGAACGACCTCAACAGGGTAGTCGCCTTCCTCGACTTGATCACGCGCATTGTCGATGATCGTGTCGGTCAACATTTTGGACAAAGCTAAAACGGCGACCGGGGAAAGGTCGGCGAGGGTGTTGGTGGATGAGGTAGGGGTCTTGGTCATGGGGCGCCCTTTCTAGGCTGGTTGGATGAAAGATTTGTAAACACGGGAAGGGTAGAACTTATGCGGATGCGGATCAAAGGGAGGGGCCAGAAATCCTAGGGCCTGTTCTACGGACCAGCCGCACTTGTCTAACCGTGCTCGAATGGTCCCTGACCGTATGCCTTTAATGGCAGCCCATTGACAGACGTTCTTTGTTATTCCTTGTGCGGTGATTTTCCTGTTGGTTCGTTTATTGTTGCACTGGGTATCCCAGTCTTTCCAGAAACAGTTATCGGGCTCGTAATTCCCGTTGTTATCTCTTCGCTCTATAGTTGCCTCTTTCCCTACTCCAGGACGATCTCCCATATCTGCGTAGAAGTTCTCGAATTTATCCCAGCGTTTGCAGATCTCTATTCCTCTTCCTCCGTAATTCTTGAATCCAGCTTCTCTTGGATTCAGGCACCTTCTTCGCATGCCCTGCCAGACATTATAAATGCTCGTATGCTTCATCCCATGCGTCCGAGTAGCATTGCCCATATTGATATACCGCTCGCACCCACAAGTGGTAGTTTTTCCACAAACAAGGCTGTTCCCCGTTGTAACCCACTCTTTGTCACAGAAGCACCGACAAAGCCACCAGGACCTGCCATTCTTCATAGAATGGAGCCTGAGTACCTTGGTTCGCCCAAAGGTCATCCCAGTCAGGTCCCGGAAGGCGGGCATGACTATTCTCCCTCCCCTTCCTTCTCACGCTCCGGCATCGGCTGGATGATAAGAGTCTCGATCGCCCGACTGGCCACGATATATTTGATATTGACCTCCTGCGCCATCGCGGCCTCATTGCGAGCCCGGTACATCATCGCGTCGTTCTTCTCTGGGGCGAGCCAGACCACCGTGCGGCTCTCCAGGCCCTTGCTTTTGTGGATGCTCGAGAACACCACGCCGACCGAATCATCGCTGAAGAGCTGCTCGATGCGGCTGTGCAGTTCGCGGATCGAAACCACGTCCTTGAGCAGGGCCATCAGGGTCTCACACTGATCTTCAATCTGTTGAACCTGGCTGTCCTTGTGGGCCTTCTTGAGCTTGCCGGTCTCGACCGAGCAGTAGGTGTCGATGCGCTCGACCAGCTCCTCGACCTGCCCGTCGCCCAGACGCTTGGCCAGCTTGGTCGCGAGCTTGGCCACGGTCTTGCCGATGTCCCGGCCGCGGACGACAGCCTTCTTGCCGGCGGCGATCAGCTTGAGCGCGCAACCGATCAGCGGGGCGTTCACGCGGCAGCACACCATGTCGCCGGCCATCAGCGCCAGCAGGGTCGCGCCGAGCTGCTTGGGCTCTTTCTCGATCACCAGTCCCTCGGGGGCATTGTCCGCGGCCTGGATGTGGGGCACCCAGCTCTGGGCCAACGCAACCACGGCCTTGGGGCAGCGGTAGGTGATCGAGAGCGGCAGGCAGTTCCCGTCGCTGACGTTGAACTCCTCCTTGATCCGCTCCATGGCCTTGGCGTCGGCACCGCGGAACAGGTAGATGGCCTGACGGCTGTCGCCCACCGCGACCAGGCGACCACCGGGCGACAGGGCGCGCTTGAGCAGTTCGATCTGCAGCCGGTTGAGATCCTGGCTCTCATCGACGCAGATCAGGTCGTACTTGGGCAGGCTGATCGCGTGGTCGATGGGAAAACTAAGCATCTCGTCAAAGGTCATCTGGTCGACCTGGGACTTCATCACCTGATCCAGCTCGCCGAACAGCGCGATCGAGCTCTCCGGCTGGTCGAGAGTGATCCCATAGTTGGAGATCGTCTCGGTCACCGCATCGACGTCCGCCAGGTTGGTCATCGTGCCGCGGAGCAGACCGTAAGCCTTGATCAGATCGCCGGCGATGGCGTTGACCACCTCGAGCTGGGGCTTCGACTCATCGGTGGTCAGGGCCTTGGTCACCACCAGCTCGGCGGTCACGTGCAGCTTGCGCGCCTCGATCTTGATGCCGCGGAACTTGCGGGAGACCGCGCCCATTGCCAGGCCATGCAAGGTCTTCGCGTCCACGCCGCGGGGCACCCGGCGGCTCAACTCCTCGGCGATGGACTTGTTGAAGGCGGCGAACAGCGCACGCTTGCTCTGGTTCCCGGGCACCTGCTGCCAGCGGCGCAGGGCCTCGACCAGGGTGGTGGTCTTGCCGCTGCCAGCGACCGCTTCGACGACCACGTTGCCCTGGCCAGCGGTGAAGGCCCGGAAGATCGATTCCTGGTAGGGGGAGTAGACGCGCGCGGCGATGGTGGCGTCGATGATGGGTTGGAGGAGGCTCATGTGGTGCCCTTTCCAGGCAGGTGGTTGTGAGTACTATGTCGCCGAAATGCTCTATTTCCCATTAGTCTCACTAGGCTCGCGTAACGGTGTATCACACAACTATAGGGCCATAAGAACCTGTGTCTCATCATCGCGCATCGCCTGTTCCTGCCGCTCTCTACGCATAACCTCGGCGAGCCAGGACACCTGATCCTGCACGGATCTGATGCGCATCAGGTACTCTCGTACCCAGCGGCGCACTGCGGGCTGATGGCGCTGGGGCCACAGCACCCCGATATGCCGATAGGCGGCGACTGCGCCGGCCAGATCGTCGTCCAGGCTCATGGGTCAGCCGGCTGCAGGATGGCCCGTATCGCCAGGCCGACCAGGAGCCACTGCACGGTGCGGGCCGGCACTCCCAGGCCGCGGAACGCATTCCTGTAGGCGGAATAGAGCCCCTCGGCCTCCTTGGCCAGGGCAGAGACCGGGCGGCGCATGCGCAGCTGCCGCTCCAGATGCGCGCGGCAGGTCGTCTGCTCCAGCATCGCTCGCGCCACCTGGCGCGCGACGTAGGCTGCGGGCTTCACGGCCGGCCCGCATGCTGCAGCGCGCTGCTGAATCGCCCCCGGACGACGAAGGCCTCGACCAGGCGGCGGTACTCCAGCTGGGTCAGCAGCACGGCTCCCTGGTTCGGGCGCTTGCGTTGGAAGCCCAGCAGGACTCCGCGGGTGAGGGTGGAGGATGTGGTGCCGACGAAATATTCATCGAAGAAGGTGTTCATGGCCAGAGGCTCCTATGTCGACAAAGTACTCCAAAACTCCGTCTTCCCATCATCTCTACGTAGACTCGCGTAACGGTGTGTCACACCACTATGCCGGCATCGTCCACGGCACCAGCGGCTCATCAGCCCGCACCATCAGGGGATGCCGCGGCTCCCCGCTCTTGGTGGTGCCCAGGCAGAGCGCGCCCAGGCCCGACATCTGCGTGCGGAGCTCGGAGCGCAGGGCGAACGGCTGCGCGCCCCAGGCGACCACGATCCTGCCCACCAGGGCGTGCGCGGTCCATTGCTCGGTAACGTGCCGGATGTTATCAGGGCCCACTGGGTCGGGCGCGGCGCGCAGATCCTCCGGGTAGGCCGACCGGAAGGCGAACAGGTTGACGATGGTCAGGATGGTGCATCCCTCGCGCGTGGCATAGCCGATGCAACGGGTCACGGTCGGATCGGGCACGGAGGCTGTAGCCGTTGATGGGTTGAGCATGACGAACAGCATCGGCCGCACCCAGCGCAGCACCGAGGGGATGCGCCGGGTGAGGACGTAGCGGTAGAGGCCGTCGTCGCTGATGATCGCGGTGCCGCCAATCACGGCGCCCCCAACCGCAGAACCGCGGTCTTCGCCGGGTCCTCCCGGTCATAGTAATCCCGAAACCACTGCGCCCGCCCATTCAAAATGCTCTGCCCGCGCCCGGTGATGAACCAGATCGTATCGCCGATCGGCGGTGACGTCTGGGGGATCACCAGGAAGCCTTCCCACATCTTGCGCAGGACGGTGAGCGGTTCAGTATCGACAATCCGATCGGGGTCTGCTCTTTGCCAGTGCGCCCGGATTTGATCCGCTGCTTGGGGCCAGCGCATCAGTTCGAGGCAGACCTTGAGCATGTGATGGTCAAGGGTCACTTCGTTACGGCAGGCATCGACATAGTGGATCTCTGGCTCGGTTAGAACGGACATTCTGGCTCCTGTGGCTTGAGGTTCTTCTGGTACGCTTCCGGCGAGATCTCCGGCACCACGTGCTTCCGTGGGTGGACGATCCGGCGCTTGAGGATCGCGGTGACCGGCAGGCCCAGGTCGAACAGAGTCTGCTGGTGCGGGGGCCGCTCGGATTGGGCGTGGTTGTTCATGCTCTCCCTCGCTGCACGGAAAAATTTCCGTCCTTCCACGCTTCTCCCTGCCAGCTCGTGAAAGGGCAGCTGGTGAGCCAGTAATTACCTGCCCGAGCGGCCTGGCAGCCGAGATCGAAGTAGTACTGGTAGTTCATCCCTGCACCGACGCACATGCTGCACTGTTCTCCGCCGCGACCTCGTGCCGGGTATCCATCAGCGTGATCATCCGGGCGTAGGCGCCCTCCCCGTAGTCCTTGTCATAGGCCTGGCGGTTGATCTCGGTCACCCGGGCCGCCACGAGGCGCCCAGCGTCATGGATGGTGCCCATCAGCTCCCCCGACCGCCAGACGATCTTCCCGGCCCACTTGACCACGCAGCGGCGGTCGACGAAGGCTTCGGCGACGCGCACCGCGTCATCGGCGCGCTGGCAGGCCGCGATCAGGGTGCCCGCGGGCGCGAGGACGACTTTGTAGGAGAGACTCACGACAGCACCTCATCCAGGAGAGCGATGACCTCGGCGGGCATGCGGCTGCGATCGATGCCGCGGGCCGTCATCTTGGTGAAGTTCTGCATCGCGACGCTGGGGCTCGAGCCGTGCGGCCCGTAGGTCGCCCAGTTCCAGGCCAAGCCTGAGATCGCGAACCCCAGGCGCTTGGCCCCGGTGCCGCGGATGCCCAGCTGGTGCGCCAGGACCAACCCGGTGAGGGTCTTGTGTTTGTCGAGGAACGCCAGGGCGGGGGAGTTGGGAATGAGCATCTCAGTACCCCCTCCCCTCTGTCACAACCTGCCCCTCGAGTCCCGCCATCACGTCGCGCTTGCGCTTGTGGTCGCACGCGACTTCCAGGTAGGAGTCGAGCGGTCCGTTGAAGCTGCTGCCGATATCCTCCACCATGAACTTGCGCCAGGAGCCCACGCTCCGGCTGTCGAGCTCGGCCCACAGCTCCTCGTGAATGGGCCCTGCCGGGCTGGGCTTGCCTTCCAGGCTTGCTGCCGCCCGTGCCTGGGCCTGCGCCTCGACCTTGGTGAGCACCGCGGCATAGAGCTCCGGACCCTGGCCGAGAGGGAACGCGGTGGCGCCATTGCGGGCGAGCATGTAGGCCACCACCATCTCGATGACCGAGAGCTGGTTCACCAGGCCCACACCGCGGGCCTCGGACAGCAGGGTCATGCTCCCGGAGCCGGCGGGGCCAGGGTTGTGGGTGGAGACGGTTTCGTCCTTGTTGATCGTGATGGTCATGGCTCAGACTCCTACCGTCGTGGGGTGGCAGTTGGCGATGACAACCGTGCGCCAGGAGAGGTTCATGGTCAGGAGATTCGCACCGCGCTCGACGAGGTGCTGGCTATGCGTCCGCGCGGTCTTCTCCGCCTGGCTCGCCTTCATGCTGTACTGGTTGTACGGGAGCCAGTCGGCGGTGATCTGGGTCTCGGTCACCGTCGCGTGCAGCACCAGCACTGCGGCGGTGTACGGGGTTCCCGCGGCCGAGGTCCGGGCCTCCTCACCATCGAAGTAGTACTGCCATTTCGTGCCCTTGGCCTTCACCGTCGCGATCGGGATGCGGTGCTTGTGATGGGCCAGCTCGCAGTGCACCGCGGCCATCAGGCGGAGCTCGTGGTGCCGGCGCAGGCCGCGGAGCGGCTCGCTGGCTGCCTGGAGATCGTGGTAGGTCTTCAGCAGTTCGACCATGGCCGGATCGCGGTCGACCGCGTTGCCGCGGACGCCCCGGGACCAGCAGTCGTGCAGCACCTTGGTGTGCTCGGCGTCGATGCGCTTAAATTCGGCGCTGGCGGCATCGCAGGCGTCGGCGTAGCGCTGGTGTGCCTGGCTGTACTCGGCACGGGCAGCGAGGACTTCGGGGGTGACAGGGATGGTGAGCGTCTTGGTCATTCGGTGCCCTTTCCAGGCTGGTGTTGCCCTAGTATTGGGCCGAAATCCCCTGTTTTCCACCTCATAGCCTAGGCTCGCGTGACACTGTATCACACACGCTCGTCTCTCCCACTTTCGCCTGGTTCTACCGCGTTTTATGCGTTTCACCACCTTGGCTATAGCCCTGTCAACGATGCTCAGGTCGCGGAGGTACCGCCGGATGATCTGGTCGAGGGTTGGGGTGCGCATGCCCTCTTAGACGATCGACGGCGCCGCTTCGTTACAGGTGCGGGGTGCACCTCGATCACCCGCATGCCCCGGTCCTCCTGCCGCCGGCTGCTAGTGCTCGACCAGACCTGCCCGGCGTGCAGCCCATGCTCTGCAGGGCACCGCCGCCTGATGATCCACCGCTGCTGCGCCGCCGAGTACCCCACCAGCACATGGCTCGGCCGCGGGCAGTTGCGCGTACCCCGGACCCGACCGGCGGTGCCGTCGGGGTAGGTGAATACGAAGGCGGGGCGGCGGGGGTGGGTCATCCCATGCTCCACTGCGGATGATCGCCCTGCTGGACCCGCCAGGCCCGCGCCTGGGCATCCTTGTCCTCGAGCGCCGCGCTGAGATTCATCGGCGACTTGCCGACGTTCTGGAGCAGCAGGATCAGCGAGGCGATGGCGCCCGCGGCATTCGGCTGCATGTTGGTGTGGCCGTCCATCAACCCGACCGCGATCGAGCTGAAGTCCCCGGGCCAGGCGGCGCAGGCGCGGCTGACGAGGTCGGCGACCTCGGGGAACTGGGGGCGGAGGTCGACGAGGTCAGGGATCTTCGGCTTGGTGATCACCGTGGTCGCCGTCGCCGCCGTCCTGGTGCTGATCTTCTCGAGCATGTCGGCGGCCTGCCGCATCCCCGCGACGCAGCCGCCCAGGCGCTGGGCCCGGAAGCCGTCGTCATGGGCGGCGGACTGCTCCGCTTCGACCGCGGTGGCGCGCAGCGCGGCGATGAGCTCGGTGGGGGTGTGGTAGATGATGGTCATCGCTTCTCCTTCGGTACTGGGTGTGCTGCCAGCCACGCGACCCCTTCGGGTGTGACAGTGAACCGCTCACCGGTGAAATGGCACAGGCTGATGGTCACGAGGAACTCCGCGAGAAAACGCCCATAACCGGCCTGCCCGAGCGGGCCATACTCTGACTCCTCATCGGCGGAGCTCGCGGCCCCACACTCGAACGCGGTGAGTCCTTCGACCGATCGACCGATGGCACGGAGTACCAGAAGCTGCCGGGGCATGATGAGGATCATGGCGCTATCTCTTTCGGCCAGCGCTTGAAACCCCAAGGCGGAGGAGCGCGTTTTCCTTCTCCCGCCCACAGAATACGTGACTGCCCGTTATTGGGCGGTCGCACAATCCATTCCGTAAACGGCATCCGAGCCATCATCTTCATCGGCCACAGACCACCCATCGTGACGAAGAAGGCATCGGGGCCCCCCATTCGGCATGAGACAATCCAAAGAGGATGCCATGCAGAGCGCATGAGGTGCCCTGCATAGGTACGAACCGGAATAGTATCTGGGCTATCCGGATGGAGGTCCAATGAGAGAAGCCGGCGCATGATAGTTGCAGCTTCAGGGGTCACCCCTCACTCCTCTTGTGCCTAGGTACCGTCGCCATCCCATCCTTCCCCGGCCGCACCCCGAGCGTCCGGTTGCACCACCGGCAGTGGTACTCCCGTCGCTCGATCTGGTCGGGCGACAGGCGCACCCGGGTGCTCGAGGTGAAGCAGGCGGGGATGCGGAGGAAGGCGATGCGGGTCATACTGCTACTCCTCCATCGCCTGTCGAATCGCGTCCTGGTCAACCCCTGCTGGCGCCTCCACGACCATCTCGTCGTCGATCCAGGTGACCTTACAGCCGAGCGCTTCGAGACGCCCGGTGACGCGCAGCAGGTGCCCACGCTGGTGCTCGGTCGCCTGCTGAATCATGTTCTCGTGGAGGCGCCCCATCGCTCAGCTCCCCAGCATCCACTCAGCGATCGGCCCGGTGCCATGGATGGCCTTTTTGTTGGCGAACTTGGCCAGCACAATCGCGCGGGCCGCATCGAGCGGCTCTTTCACGCTCTTGGGGAAGGTCATACACTGGTACTGATTCGCGGCGGCGAATGCCTTCGCCCGGGTGATCTCCTTGGCGTTCACTTCCGGTCCGTGGAGCCACGTACAAGCCTTGGCTTTTGGGGCGAGCCTGGTCTCGCGCACCTGTTGGAGCCGGTCCAGGTACCGGCCGGTCAGCTCGACGCCGTCCATGCTGACCCAGGCGAGCACGATCCAGTAGGGAGCGCTCATGGCTTAGGTCCGGTGAACATCGCGCGCCCCGGGGCATCCGGGCGGCTCAGGATGGCCTTGTGCAGCATATCCTGGCCGGTGCGAATGGTGCAGCTCTTGTGCGCCTTGTTGTAGATGGCCAGCGCATGCGAATAGGAAGGGGCGGCGCCGATGGCGGTGCAGGCTTCCTGGGCGCTGAAGATGGTGTTGATGGCAGTGGGCGCTGCGGGAGTTTCAGCGATCTCCTTCAGCCCATCCAGGTGCCGCTGGATCTCGGCGCGCTGCTCCAGGATCTCCTTGATCTTGAGCCGCTGCTTCCAGCCGCTGCGCATGTTCTCGGCCTCGTCCTCGCGCTCGAAGTTACGCTCGAGCTCGGCCTCCAGGATCGCCTTGGCGTGGCGCTGGCGCTCGGCCTTGCTGGCGTTCCAGAACTGGCGGTCGTAGCGGCCCGGCTTGCGATCGTGCGGGATGCGCGTCAGGGTGCCGCGGCCGGCGGGCATGGTGTAGACCGCCAGGACGTACTCGGCGAGCACCTCGACCACGATGCAGTCGCGCCGGTTTTGGTTGATCACCAGGCGGATGCAGTCGCCGATCGCAGGGAGGCGCATGGGTGGGGTAGCAACAGGGACGAAGGGAACAGTGTCGACCATGGTATGCCCTTTCCAGGCTGGTGATGCCCGAAGCATGCACCGAATCCGTCCCTGAACAGACTCCGGCTAGCCGACTCGCGTTACACTGTGTCACACAATAGATGGGCGTAAGTCCTATCAACGACTTACGCCCAGTACCGACTAACCTACTCGATGTATCCGACGTCCGAGTGCCCGGCCGGGGACCACGTATTACCTTTGCTTCGTCGCGAGCGAGGATCGCTTTGCTGCGACCTTGTCGGCCAGGGTCAGGAGTTGATGCAGCTGATCATACTGCTGATCTTGGTCAGGAGTTGATGCAGCTGATCATACTGCTGATTCAGATGGTCACGCTCCTGCGCCACCAGCGAGGCCGCGGCATTGGCATCGTGCAGGTCCGCCTTGATCTTCCTGATCGCCTCATTGGGCTGACCCGGCGTCGGCCGCAGCTCCGCCATCCGATCGATCCGCTCGGAAAGGGTCATGACTCGCCCGTCGCCGTTCTGCTCCTCGACACCGTGGCGGGTCAAAGCGACGTGGGCTTTTCGCAGGTACACCTGGAGAGTATCACGCTCCCTCTGCAAGGTCTCTACCGCCTTGTTGTGATCCGCCCACGACGGGCGTTGATTCCGCTCCGCTACCGCCTCATCGATCCGCCCTTGCATGCCGGTGACCTCGGCGCGGTGGAGGAGTTTCTCGGAGGCCAGCTCGGCCTTGAGCTCGTCCTTCTCCTTGACGACTGCCTCCCATAGTGCCCGCATGGTGCGCGCGCTGTGCTCGATGGAGTCAATGATGGACGGGGTCTGGGGCGGCGGGGGAATGGGCATGGCGGGTTCCTTGGGCGACGGTTCAGGGCGTTCGATGAGGCCGAGGAGTATGCCATGCCCGGGATGACGGAAGCAATGGATGGCGTCGTCATCGGGCAGGATACAATGGCAGTAGGCGCAGCGACGACAGAGACGGAGGCTCACGTTCACGTCTTCTGCTCCACGGCGCTATCAGGGTATGTGCCATTCCTGGGCAGCACGACCGTGTCGATGCGACCGTTCATCGCATGGACCCGGTCGGCCAAGGCCTTGAGGTCGCTCGGCAGGCCTAAGCATCCACACGGCGCCTTGGGATTGTTGCTCCCGTCGATCGAGAACCGGCAGTGGGACTTGCCGCAGCCCTGCTGGACCTGCTCGACGACTCGATAGATCTCCGACGCAAGCTTCTGGCGCTCTTCCCAGTAGGCTTCGGACGCAATCTCGTCGGCGGTCAGCTCCGGCTTGATCCGGAAATGGTCGTACGACTGCATACCGGCGATCTCACGCGCACCCACATCCCGCCACCGTTTGGTGTCGACGTATTGCCGCTGCACCGTCTGCCCGTGGGCATGGGCGGTGAGATACGTGATCATCAGCAGGGTGTGGGCCTTGGAGCCGGGTAGGTCGGGGAAGTCGGTCATGATTTCTGCTCTCTGGCGCGCTGCGCCGTGACGATGATGTGCTCCGCCATCCATTCCCAGTCGATCTCGGCTCGGGGCTTGAGCCAGATCGTCTCGGTGATGCAGGCGGCCGGGAGACGTTGATTGGTGACGTGGTCGTCGGCGTACTCGACCCCTTCGCGACGGAGTTCGATCACTGCGTCGGCAAGGAAGGCCTCGTTCACAAAGCGCACATCGGTGATCAGGGTCACCCCGTGCGTCCGCTGGGCAAGCCGAGCCTTCATCAGCTCGACCCAGTGGTTGACCCCCAGCTGCTCGCGCACCACTTCGGTGCCGATGAACTGCATGAGCTTACGCGGGGACCAGCCGATGAGGGATTGCGTTGGGGCGGTCGTAGGTTCCCATACCACCTCCTTGGTGGTCTCGTCCATGAGTTGCTCCGGCGCCCATCCGGTAAGCGCAGCGACGCAGCGATAGAGGGGCGCCGCGAACTTGTCGCGATAGCACAGGTGCTTCTGCTGAAACCAGACTTTCCCGGCCAGGGAGTTGGCGACAGTGTCCTTGCCGGTGCCGCGCGGGGCAGAGAAGCCGATCGTGAGATGTTGGAGGAGGGAGAGATCGATCATGGCGCAGCCTTTCCGCACGGCTGCCAGACCACGCCGTCATGGTCCACCCGCAGCTTGGTATACTCGTAGGCCTCGAGCAGCTTCGCAAAGGTGATCCACCCGCGCAGCGATGAGAGGACCCCTTCCGGGTTCACCTCCATGATGATCCCGCGCCGGTCAGGGTCTCCCTTCTTGGACCGGATGATGGCGCCCATGGGGACGTCACGAGAGGCCCAGGGAACGAGCTTGGGCGCGGGCTTGACCCGGTAATTCCATTTCCCGCCGAAACCCATCTGCTCATTCGGAACCCATACACCATCGAGTCGCTGATATTCGATCTCCTGGCCTTTGGAATAGGCCTCGATGATGGGGAGCAGTTCGGCGGCGCGTTCAGGTCTCATGACTTCAGGTCCTTCTCGAGATCCTTGATTCCCTGTGTGCATGTCTGGATCGTCTTCGCATAGGCGTTGAGCATGTGGGCAGCGATCTGCAGGTTGTAGAATACCGGCTGCCACCCCTTACTGATCTCATCGGCGACCTCCTTAGCGGCTCTCTCGGCCTGCTTGATCTGGTCCCGAAGGCGTTGGATGTGCTCGAGTTCTCGACCCTTGGTCATGGCTGCACTCCTATGGTCACACTCGGGTGCATCCGCTCCCACACCGCCCACCCTGCCAGGGCTACCGCCAGCACGATGAGTGTGGCGCAGCCGAGGAATGCGGCCCAGGTGCCTTCGCGAGGGTCGTCGGGAGGGAGGGTCACGGGTGCTCGCCCAGGTGTGCGCCCAGGCAGCCGAAGACATGGAACACCAGGCCGCCAGTGTCGGCGCGACCAAGGTAGTTGAGGCCGCCGATGTGATCGGGTGAACCGGTCGCCATCACCAAGAAGGTGAAGAGATCAGCGTAGCCGCCGCTGGACGGGTTCTTGGTGAACTTGGCCGCGATGTCAGGGCCGACTACGGCCCAGACCCGGAGCTTGGGCGCGGGGTCGCCCACACCGGAATGCTCCTGCTGAAACGCCACGCTGATGGGCTTGGCGCCACGCGGCAGCCGGACGATCTGGCGACCGGGCTCGAGGGAGAGGTCGTACTTGTAGATGATGTCGTTCATTCGTCCCTCCCTGCTGGATCCAACGATGGGTTGGCCAGATTGTCCACGCTGGCCAGCACCCAGATGCGCAGGCACTCCGCGGTGCAGAAGTGCTGGGCGACGGTGCATTGCATCGTGCAGCCACCACCATGCGCCGACAGCCAGAGACCGGCGGGGATGGTCGACCAGCCGCCCATGGAGTCCCGGGCCCAGGATGGGGTGGGCTCGTTCTGCTTGCCGCATTGGTCGCAGCGGAGGGAGGTGAGGGTGGTCATGCTGCTATCCTCCAAACTGTGGACCGCGACGTGGTTCACGCTGCGGTTCTATGGCCAATATGCGAGCTTCCAATTCACTCGCCCGGCTCCGCAGCATGGCAACCGCATCGCAAAGGCGGGCGACGGTAGCGTGCATAGATTGGGTGTTGTTCTCGTTGAAAGGATAATTCCCGGCCTTTACATGAAATTGCTGAAGACCGTGCATGGAGCAAACCGGAGAACCGGCAGCAGCGGGCTGGTTGCAGTCAGGCACAGTGCACGCGGTCATGCGCTCCCCTTCTTCCCTGGAACGCTCGGAAACAACGTCAGCTCACCTGGATTGGTCTCGATCCCCGGCACCGGCAGCGACCCCAAGGATATCTTGATCCGGCCGCCGTCGTTGGTGAAGGCGTGCCCGATGGTGGTCCACCCGGTCTTGTGACCGCGGGTCCAGTGGTAGGCGACGTCGTAGGTGGGTTTGGTCACGTGCTCAGGTCCGCACACCCGCCCAGGTTCTCGGCCTCCCGCTTCTTGTTCGCGTTCTCCCCGCGCTTCCGCCCGCCCATGCTGCCGATTGTGGCCATGTGGTACCGGTCCGCGCTCACCTTCTCCCCGCCCTTGCGCCCCGCGCGGGACGCCTCGTCTCGGGTGAACTCGTGTGCAGCGCCCTTGGCGTGCGCGGACGTCCCGCCTTTGCTGGAGATGGCGGCCCGCTTCTCCGGCGACATCGCGGCAAAGCCGCGGGGGCCGTGCGGTTTAGGCTTGGGGACGTAGGGGGTCATGGGGTCTCCATACGGGTCAGCTCGACCAGGGCGCGCTTCGCCTGGGCCAGCTGTTGGGTGAGGGAATTGATCAGGTGCTGCTGCGTCGCGATCTGCCCAGCCTGGGCGGCGCGCACCTCTTCGACGGCGGACATGACCGGGTGCAGCTGGTCCAAGGCGTTGTACGCGTCTTGCCGGGCCTTGAGGTTGCGGATGCCAGGAATGGTGGCGCGAAGCGTGGTGAGGGCGTGGGTGACGTCGATCATACGTTGCTCTCCGGTGCGATCATCTCGAACAGCTCTGCCGCTCTGTTGAGCAGCGCCGCGCGCTCCTCGGGCGTCATGATGCGGCACTCCTTCAGGGCATCGAGGAGCGTTCGGACGCAGTGCAGGGTGCTGCCGGCCGCGCGCCACTGCTGCTCGTCAATCTGCTTCTTGGCTCGGGCGAGCCACACGACGATGACGGTCTGGAAGGTCGCATCGAGCGCGCTGGCGAGGAAGAGGCGGAAGAGGGACATGGCTATCCGTCCCGCGCCGTGGTGTTCGCCAGTTTATAGTCGATCGATGCGATTGTGCGCGCCTGTAGATCGATCTCACGGGCAGCGTCGGACAGATCGTCTCGCGTCGCGTCCGGTGTGTTGAGCAGCTTACGCGCGGCAGCTCTCGCACGGTTCACCGCGGCAACCCGGTCACAGCGGCACTCCTCCCATACCCGTCCGTAGTCGCTCATCCAAACCTCCCTCGCCAATGCGCGCCACTATGGAGGCGCTATGGAGGAGTCAACAGTGAAATCCTAGTGCCCGGTCATCGCTTCCTCCGCGCCATCGTCTTCTCTCGCGCGTCTTCCATGAGCCCTGCCATCTCATAGGCCATCGTCGCCACCTTCGCGTCGACCGTGTTCGTGCTGAGGATGGTCTGCATCGCCGCGGTCGCGAACGCATCGAGACGGTCCTGCACCACGTCAACGGCGTGCTCGTAGGTGACCGACCCCGCGCCTTTGCAGATGTGGCAGGTCTCATAGCGACTCGGGCCATAGGAGCACTTGCCGATACCGCGGCATTCATGGCACTGACGAGAGGCGAGGGTCATGACGCTTCTTTCTTACGAGGGTGCGCTCGAGTCCATTCATTCCTGCAACTGGTACTACACAAGCGGCTATCACTGCGCGGCCTCCCGCAACCGCTCCCTGATATACTCGCCGTCCTCCTTGGTCAGCAGGTGGTCCTTGTCCCTGGTCAAGCGGGCGATGGTGGCATGCAGCTCCTCTATCTCCTTCTCAGCATCGTCGTGCAGCCTGGACATAGCCTTGGCGGTCTGCGCATTGGCATCCCGTTCCGCCAGGGCGGCATGCAACGCAGATTCCCCCGCCGTCGCCGCTGGCCCAGGTGGGGCGGGGGCGCGGGACTCGGCCTCCATCGGATCTTCCCTGCCGCAACGCTCACACTTACCTCGGTATGCAGCGAACATTACTTACTCTCCCTATTCACGGCGTTCCACGGATCGATAGCGTCCCTGGCCGAGTTCGGCCCGGCCTTCCTGGTATAGAATGGACCCTGAGCATCGCAGTCGCCGCAGAGGACGTAATGCGACTCATGGCTACCAGAGGCGATGCGCATCAGGTGGACATTCGATGAGCAGCAAAACGGGCAGGGTTTCAGCGCCCCCTTCCCGGCATCGGGTTGGGGGGGGGGG